CCTGTTCTCGACATCGAAGGCAACGCTCCGGGCGCTGCTAGAGTTCATGTCGGCAAATCAGAAGGTCATTGACGACTTTGCCGCCGCGATTGGAACGGGCATCGGCGGTGCGCTGAAGGAGGCAGCATTCATCGCAGCGCTGATGGTGGACACGGTCGCGCTGGCTGTCCGAGAGTTGGATGCCTTCGGGGAGAAGTTCTCAATCCCCGAGGAGGTGTCCGCCTTCCTCGCGATGCTGTCCCCTGACAAGCTGGACTTGCTTGGAGCCGTTGGGCTTGGCCAGGTTGAAGCCCTCACGCGATGGGCCCTCGCTATTGATGAGGTGACCGGGGCATCAGCAAAGCTGACCGATGAGCTAAAGGAGCAGGGCTCTGAAGTTCTCGGCGCAAAGTCGGCAGTCGAGCAACTTGAAGCAGCCTTTGTGCTCATCGCTGAACAGGGGGAGAAGTTCGGAGATTCCCGCAACCGGGGACCAGACGCCCCGTCGGGCGGTGATGGTGGGGCCGGAACTGCTATTACCGGTGGCGTCCTGCGGGTTGAGGCTGCCCACCTCAGTACAGACGACTTCGCAGGCGGTGCCCAGCCAGGCGGCACCCTCGCTGAGGTCATCCGGTCTGAGAACGTCGAATCCTTCAAGCAAGCGATGAAGGTGGCAGCCGCGCCTATGGCTTCAGCGGTGCTGTCCCTGGCACAGGGTGATGTCCCGCTGTCTGGGTGGTGGGGTGAGATCATCCGGGCGATCAAGGCACTCGGTGAGAACGGGGCCGATTCCATCGGCGGCCGGCTGGACCGAATCCATCAAGACATCATGGCGGGCGTCCCTGAGATCGGCGCCTTCCTGGGTGATGTCCTGCCCGGGTTCCTTGAGAAGACCGTAGTTGAAGGCACTGCGGGCATCATCGAGAACCTGCCCGAGATCATGTCGGGGGCCTTCGTCACTGCGCTGACCGCTGTGAATCTCCCCCTCTTGATTGCCGAGGGCTTCATCCTCGGCTTCCGAGACCTTGGCCGCCGTGCTGCTGGCGGGGACCTTGAGGCCCCGGGCATCAATGAGAAGATCGATGAGATCCTGTTTGGTCGGCTCCGAGAGGAGTTGCCATCATTCCAGACCGGCACCAAGTTCATCGACCGGACCGGGCTGGCCTTGCTCCACAAGGGAGAAGCCGTGACCCCTGCAAATGGCGCCATGCCGTCAGGAGCACGGGGATTCGGTGGTGGCGGCGGGCTGGTGGTCAACGTCAACGCCCCGCTGGGCATCGGACCGGGCACCGCTGAGCAGCTGGTGCGGGAGCTCAACGCTATCCTGGGCTCTCGGGGCCTGAACCTCTCGGTGACCTGATGGGCAACACGACAGCTTGGTATTACCCCGACTCCTCGGGCACCTTGGAGGAGATCGACTTCGGAAGCGAGGACATCTCCAGCGTGATCGAGATGCCCGAGCGGGACGTGCGGGACTCGCACAGCATCGGCGGGGCCTTCCACCGGACCAACCTGGGAGCTGGGCTCAAGGTCCGGCTTGTGTGTGAGCGGTTCTCCGGGCTGACGGATGCAGGCAAGAAGCTTGCCCGAGCCTTGTCCAGCCTGGAAGCGCACCTCTCCCGGGGCGGGCTGATGGCTTTCAGCGCTGACCGTGACAATGCTTGGATGGGCGTCATGGAAGGGACCCTGCTTCCTCAGCGGGGGGACACCACCCTGACGACCTTTGGCGGGAACCTGCTGTCTGTCTTCACGGCTACCGGCACGGCTGCATCCCTCGCCGCAGGGGATGAGCTGTTCCTCGAGTCCTTCAACCCGACGATGAACCGTGAGCAGTTGCTGGTGACCTCCGAGACCGGAGGGGTGATCACCCTGGACACGTCCGACGGTACAGCGGTCCGGTATGACTACCAGGACCAGCAGACGGCCATTGTCCGGGACCGCAACTTCTACCCGGCCCTGCGGCTGCCTGAGAGCCAGGTCGGGCGCCAGCACCTCATCACCGACCACCGGCACACCTGGACTTGGGACATCACGCTGGAGCTTGACTACCTGGCGATTGAGAGCCTGATCCCGGCTGCGGACGTGCTTGGCGGTGCTGTCAGGGCTCAGGGCACGGTCTCGTTGGATGCCTTGGCCCAAGGCAGCAATGCACGCGAGTACGACATCGGAGCCGACAGGGCCAGCTATCAGCCCTTGCCGAGGTTCTGATGGGCTGGTCCTCGGACTTCACAGCGGCACTCCAGCAGCGCACCCACACCCCGCGCTTCTTCCTGGAGGTGTCCAAAGAGCCGGCGTGCCCCGGCGCGTCTGGGGTCCGGTTCTACAGCCACCAGAGCCAGCAGGACTCAGACCCGGCCTATGCGATCAGCCGGTCATCGGTCCGCATCTCCTCGGGGTCCGTCTCCACCCTGTCTTGGGGGAAGTCCTTCGGCGGGATGACCATCGGCATTCACGGGGGAGCCGGTGCGGCTACCAACGTGCTCCAGTCCGTGGTCCGGGGCTGTATCGTCCGGCTGTTCGTCGGGTTCGATGGCTGGGACTATGGCGACTTTGAGCCGGTGTTCACTGGACAGGTCACAGGACTCAGGGGCACCCCGACCCGGGGCTACACCCTGACGTGCTGGGACATCGTCCGGGCTCTCGGGTCACGGTGGACAACCACCGCAGGGAGCGCAGCCCTGTTCTACAACCTGCGGGAGCTCGCAGCAACGACGGTCAAGGCAGCCACGCCCTACAGCATCGCAGCCCCCACGATCGACGTGACCAGTGCGGCAGCATTCGAGAGGGAGACAGGAGCCAACTACCTGCTGCGGGTGACTGGCGACGGTGGAGGGACCTTCTACCTGCGGTGCTCGGGTCTCTCGGGCACACAGTTCACGGTGGACACCGGAGGGACGGCCCCCTACGGCACGACAGACGATGACGCAGCAGCGGGCAATGCCGTTGCCCACGTTGCCCTGATGCAAGACGGCCCCATTGACATCGTCAAGAAGCTCCTGCTCAGCACCGGCACCGGAGCCGCCCACGCGACCTTTGACGTGTACCCGGCTGGCTGGGGCTGGGCCGTGCCCCTGGACTGGGTGGACCTGTCCGACATTGACGATGTGGCCAGCCGCTATCAGGTGGACACGACCTGGGACCTGGACGTGGTGGTCACAGAAGCCCAGGTAGACCCCTATGCGTGGCTCTCAAGCGTCCTGGGGCCCTGCGGGGTGTGGCTGGTCCAACGGCAGGGCCAGATCAGTCTCAGGTACGCTCAGAATCCGTTTCTGACCTCTCCTGCGAGCATCCCCCCAGACTTCAGCATCAGTGACCTGGACATTGAAGAGGTGCTGGACTGGCAGGCGTGGGACTCGTCACGCCAGATCGAGTATCAGAGCCTCAAGGTCAATGACGCCAACGGGACTGGGGCTGACTCCAGCGAGGCCATCACCACCCTTCCCTCAGCCAAGCGCTACACGGTGACGCTTGATCATCTGTGGGACTCAGGCCACACCACCACCGGTAAGACGGACGTTGACCGCAGGACGGAGCTGTGGGCGCATCGGGTCCCCGAGCGGGTGTCCCTGCTGCTCTCGGGGCTGGGCTTCGCCGGGCTGGCTGAGGGTGACATCGGGCGCCTGACCTCAGCGGTCATCCCGAGCCGTGACCCTGACGGGACCTCGGGGCGGGCTTGTGTGGTGCTGAGCGCGGAGCCAAATTGGCTCGACGGAACCGTTCGGCTCGACTTGGCCTTGCCAGCAGAGTGGAGCTCGGAGCACAAGACCTGATCACCAGGACTCGGGCCAATAGGCCTGCCAATACTCCCCGTCTGCCTCCCGCACCCATCGCACCATCTCCGGCGTCCAGACGCACGGGATGTCCTTGGGGCTGCTGTTCGTCCTGCCTTCCCACTCCCATAGGGTGCGCTGGTCCAGGGCCAGCCCGTGCCGCCTGAACAGGGACACAACCCCAGGCCGGCTGTCCTCGGTGGCGTCAATGAGCGCATGCACACGAAGCTCACCGCGCACGGTGTACGTGTACCGGTAGAACCAGGAAGCAAACCCGCCTCCCTCGGCAGCCCAGGTCGCGAAGGTGTGGCCCTCGTGCTGGGGGACGATGGGGATGGGCTTCAGGATGTCGTGGGCCTCAAGCGGGTGTGTCGCCAGGTAGACCCATCGCTCAAAGCTGATGTCAGCCGGTGTCCCGTCCGTAAAGCGGGTCA